TGACACCGAGAACACCGATGGACCTATCGCGTGATCTTGAGGGGCAGCTGCTGAAGCGCGCCGAGGTAGCTGACTTCACGGTCAGCGATGACGAGCGCTCTATCGAGTTCCCCTTCAGTTCTGAATACCCCGTCGCCCGTTACTTCGGGAACGAGATCCTGCAGCACGATGAGCGCAGCGTGGATCTCGGCCGCCTGAACGATTCGGCGCCGCTGCTGTTCAACCACGACCCGAACAAAGTGATCGGCGTGGTCGAGCGCGCCTGGATCGACGGCAAAAAGAAGCGCGGCTACGTGAACGTGCGGTTCAGCCGCAATGCCTTCGCGCAGGAAGTGCTCGCCGACGTTCGCGACGGCGTGCTGCGGAATGTGAGCTTCGGCTACGCCATCAATGAGATGGAGCAGCGTGGCTCGGGCGACTTCGTAGCGACAAGCTGGAGTCCCTACGAAGTGAGCGTGGTTAGCATACCTGCAGACCCAACGGTCGGCGTCGGGCGTGCTCTCGACGCTCAACCTGCGGCCCCCGCCGCAACTCCAACCCCCCAACCAGAACCTGAGGTTCCGATGGAAAACACCCCTGATCTTTCAGCGGTGCGGGCTGAAGCGGCTGCCGAGGCTGCTAAGGCTGAGCGCGCCCGTATCGCCGGCATCACTGCTCTGACCGAGAAGCACGGCATGGCCGATCTCGGCCGTCAGCTGATCGAAGGCGGCCGCAGCCTCGATGACGCTCGCGCTGCTGTGCTCGACAAGCTGGGCGCCAAGCCCGTCGAGACCGTGGCTCCCGTCGAGATGGCTGCCCAGGAGCGTGCCTCCTACAGCATCACCGCCGGCATCCGCGCGATGCTGACCGGCGACTGGTCTTCCCGCGAGGCCGGCCTGGTGCGCGAGCTCTCCAAGGAAGTCGAGAAGTCCGGCATCACCAAGAGCGCCGAGCGTTCCTTCTTCGTGCCGTTCGCTGCTCTCAATCAGCGCGCCACCTACGTGACCTCTGGTGCCACCACCGGCGGCAACCTGGTCGCCACCGATCTGCTGGCCGATGACTTCATCGAGTTCCTGCGGAACAACGCGCTGATGCTTCAGCTCGGCGTGCGCACCATGCCCGGCCTGGTTGGCAACGTCGCCATCCCCCGCCGCTCCGGTGTGGCCTCGACCTACTACCTGAGCACCCAGACCACCGCGATCACCCAGTCGGAGTCCACCTTCGACCAGGTGACCATGAGCCCGAAGAATCTGGCAGCCCTGTCCAAGTACAGCCGCCAGACCCTGCTGCAGGGCACCCCTGGCATCGAGGAGCTGGTCCGTCGTGACCTGACCGATGGCATCAACCTGGCCATCGACCTCGGCATCCTGAACGGCTCCGGCTCCAGCGGCCAGCCCACCGGCATCATGCAGACCTCCGGCATCGGCTCGGTGGCCATGGGCACCAACGGTGGCGCCATCACCGTCGAGAAGGTGGTGGATCTGGAAGCTGCCGTGATGCAGGCCAACGGCGTGGTGAACGCTGCGAACGTGGCCTACCTCACCAACTACAAGGTGTCCGCTGCCCTGAAGAAGCTGCGCGCAGGTGGTTCCACCACCGGCGACGGCCCCTTCCTGGTCAACGATCAGCTGAACGCCATCGGCCGCGGTCCTACCCCCGCGAACCTGAACGGCTACCCTCTCGCCCTGACCAACCAGGTGCCCAGCAACCTGACCAAGGGCACCAGTAGCGGCGTCTGCTCCGCTCTGGTGATGGGTGACTTCAGCCAGGCCATGGTGGGCTTCTGGGGCAACGGCCTCGAGATCACCGTGGGTGAGGACCAGGACGACTTCAGCAAGGCTCTGACCAGCGTCCGCGGCATCGTCTCCTACGACGTGGCCGTGCGCGATCCCAAGAGCTTCGCTGCCATCCTCGACATCACCACCTGATAGGGAGGCGGGGCCGGGCAACCGGCCCCCTTTTCGCATGAAGAAGATCCTGATCCAGAGCGACTGCGCTGCTCGCGGTGAGTTCCTCGAGGCCGGCAAGGTGTTTGAGCTGACCCCTGAGGTGGCTGACGAGCTGATGCGGATCGGTCGCGCCGTCGAGGCTCCGGCCGAAGAGGCCAAGCCCAAGACAGCCCGCAAGCCCAAGGCAGAGGCGAGCGATGGCGATCAGTGAAGACCTGACGGTGTTCCTGAACGATTTCGGCGTCAGCTGCACGGCTGGCGCCGTTTCGGCGTTGGGCATCCTCGACATGCCCAGCCAGATCATCTCCGGCGAGATGGTGCTCACGACCGATTACAGCCTCACCGCCCGCACGGCCGATTTCGGCGGCCTGCTCTATGGCGACGGCATCACTGTGGCCGGCGTGAACTACCAGGTGCGCGAGGTGCGCAAGCTGGACGATGGCGCATTCTGTGAAATCGGACTGATGAAGCTTGCTCCTGGCGCCACCGCTCCCGGCGGCCAGCCGCGCGAGTTCAGCCTGCAAGACCTGGCCGATGTCGATGTCACCGGCGCCCAGGACGGCGACGTGCTGGTGCGCGAGAACGGCGTCTGGGTCGATGGGCAGGACGATAATGGGACTGCGATTGCGGTGGCGCTGGACTGATGGCCAAGAAACTGCTCACCAGCTACAGCTTCACACCAGGCGCAGCGAACGCTGGCACTGTCGTGGTGTCTGGCTCTTATGCGCTTGAGCAGTTTCTGCTGATCACCAACGTCACAACGGGCGCGGTGATCTATCAGTTCAACAAGCCCAGCAAAGGCGGTGCTGTCTCCACTGGTGGCGGCAACACCACTTTGACGCTCGAGGCTGACACCAGCGCGATGAGCGCGGGTGATCGCCTGCAGGTGTTTGTCGATGATGGGCAAAACGCGCAGGTCTCGCTAACAAACGCCAGCGTCGAGATCAGCAACGACGTGGGCAATGCGGTGCCCGTCAGCGCCGCCTCGCTACCGCTGCCGAGTGGAGCTGCAACGTCAGCCAACCAGAGCACCGCCAACGCATCGCTCAGCAGCATCGACGGCAAGCTGCCTGCTCTGAGCAGCGGTCGGGTGCCCGTGGATGTGGGCACGTCGATCAACGTCGGCGAAGTCGAGGTAAAAAACGACACCGGCAACCCGGTGCCGATCAGCGCCAGCAGCCTGCCGCTGCCAAGTGGCGCTGCTACCGAAACCACGCTTGCCAGCGTCAACGGAAAGCTGCCTGCGCTTGATACCGGCGCGGTGGCGGTCTTGGTCAAGAACGGCCAGCTTGAGATTCAGAACGACACCGGCAACCCGATCCCAGTCGGTCCTGCGGCCACGTTGCAGCTCACTGGTTCGGCATCTGCAAACAACACCGACCTGTTTTCGGTTGATTGCAGCGGTTATCGAAGCATCAACTTTCAGATCACAGGCACGTGGTCGGGAATAATTACGTTCCAGGTCAGCAACGACAACATAACTTGGAACGGGTTGGGCGTTTTTCCCGCTGCAGGCGCTGGGGCCACGTCTTCATCAACTGCCGCAAACGGGGCATGGTTTGGGCCACTAGGAGGTTTTAATTATGCTCGCATCCGTTTCACAACCTACACAAGCGGCACGGCAAGTGTTGTTGGAAACTTATTGCGTGAACCAGTAAGTTCGGCAACCAGTGTTTCAAGCGCAACTGTTACTGTCGGAAACATTGCAGCTTCAACAGCTTCCTCCAACACGACCTTATACACCGTCAACAGCGCAGCCACCACCAACGCTGCCAGTATTAAGGCAACTGGCGCCAACCTCTATGGCATCAGCGTGATGAACGCCAGCGCCAGCACGAAGTACGTCCGCTTCTTCAACCGCAATACAGCTCCAACGGTGGGCACCGACGTGCCGATCATGGTGGTGGCGGTGCCGGCGACCAGCAGCAAGGAGATCGAATACGTGCCTGCCATACGCTTCGGCACCGGCCTTGCTGTGGCCATTACTGGCGGTGCTGCCGTGACAGACAACACTGCCGTGGCTGCTGGTGATGTTCAACTGCTGGTGAGCTACGCATGACGACTAAACGCGAGACGATCCTGGCCGCGATCCGCACGGCACTCACCGGCACCACCGGGGTGAGCACGCGCATCTACCGCACGCGGGTGGAGCCGATCACGCGCGAGGAGAGCCCGGCGATCGTGGTCGAGCCGCTCACTGACAGCGCCAGCCAGAACACGGCGCTGCCGACGCTGGACTGGGCCATGACGGTGCGCGTCACTGTGATCGTGCGCGGAGCGGTGCCGGACCAGCTGGCCGACCCGATCATCGAGAGCTTGCACGGCAAGCTGATGGCCGACCTGACGCTCGGCGGCTACGCAATCGACATCCAGCCGATCAGCGTCACCTTCAATTTCGCGGAAGCAGATGGCGCAGCTGGTGAAATCCAGTGCGACTATCGTGTCCTCTACAGAACCTCCGTCACTAATCTCGCGAGCTGACCATGGCTACGATGGTGGACGAATACTGGGGCCAAGGCGGGACTTACCTGCAAGACCCCAAAACCGGCAAGCGGAAGCTCATCGAGCGGACGGAGCCGGCCCAACCCTCCCAACCTGACGAGGTAGAGAGCAATGCCGCTCCTGAGCCGCAAACGCCTGATCCTGGCGAAGACTGAATCCTCCTACGGCGTTGATCCGAGCCCGACCGG